AACACACTACTTTTCTTGCGAGCCAATAAGCATTAACATCATCTTTTAGCTTTTGCAGCCACAAATCGGAATCAGACACAATACCCCTATGAGCCAGCTCCCACACGATATCATTAACCTCTGTAAGTTCTTTAATCTCCTGCACGTCATTTTCCTCCTTCAAAAATCTTTTCACGCATATAAGCCCCTTATTTTTAAGCTTAGCGGTAGAGGCGGTACTCTGCCGCCCCTGACAGTATGCTGCCATATTCTTAACAGTCCCTCCGACCCCGGAGCCGTGGCCGAAAATCCTCCCGTCCCCGATATACATTTCAACGTGACCGACGCCCTCGGTCCTTGAATTATCGCTGCCTCTGAAGTAGAGCAAATCGCCCTTTTTCATTTTGCTTTCATCCGGAACACCGTTTACAATAGCAAGGTTAACCCTTTCCCCCACCTTAGAATTAATCTGTGCCTCGGTATTTGCTCCAATATCAATCCCGAACAGCTTTTTATACCAATACCACACAGTGCCGGAGCAGTCCCCGTAGCCGCTCTCAATCCTCGTTCTTTTATTCACGTCCTGCGAATACTGATTTTTCTTTTCTCTTGTCAAAGCCCTGCTTACCAATAATTCTCTTTTTTCGTTTGTGTTCAAAATAATCACTCCTATCCTGTTACAATTTTTTTACCGTTAATATAAAGATTACCGCTTGTATCGGCCGTTACTGAAGCCTCACCGAGCTTAAAGCTTTCGGCATTGATATGACCCCTAAGCTGCATAGCGTTATCCTGTAAATACACCGCTCTGCCGTTTTTGTCATATACCGCAAAAGTAAATGTGCCACTCTGCATTCCGCAGATAAATCTGATTCCCGAGCTGTCGCTTATGCTTATCAAATCGGACAGCACTGTAACATCTCCGCTTTCCGAATTTTTAATATTCACCCCGTCGGCATTTACAACTCCCATTATTGCGGCAGCTTTTATCTTGCCGTTTACGGTGCTTGCTTTTTTATAGCTTTTGTTCAATTTCCCCATTTGGTTCATATAAAAGAACAAATCTTTTTTAATATGACCTACCGAAATACTTCCCTCGGAAGGCTCAAAAGGGTGTCTTTCAATTTTAATTACCCTTTCCTTGATTTCCGTACTTTCGTCAATTACCGTCACATCATCGCCCAGCTCTGCGGCAATTATACTTTTGTCAAGTCTGGAAAGCTCCGCAAAGCTGCCCGATATATTAACGGAAGGTACATCAATCCTATCCTTATTTTCCGCATCAAATTCCCACAATGCCCGATTGAATACGTCCTCTGGCTTTTTATAGTCGCTGTAATCTCTGAACCCCTCTCTGATTCCGTATACCGCAGCATTTGGGCTGTCGATATACTGCACACCGTTGTTAACGCTGCCTATATGTAAATCCTCATATCCGTAAGGGTACAGCCTTGTTACCATTTCCGAAATATCTCTTTCAACGGTAACATTTTTAATATTTTTGCCGATTTTCAAAACCGCTCCGCTGTCTTTTCCTATTCTATCTACAAGTGCAATTTTCTCATTGTCAATGTATATTTCACCCTTTCCGCAATTTTTAATAACCGTCTCCATAACGTCATACGGAGTTGTTTTGTCAACGCTGAAAAAGTCAATCAGAAATCCGTCTGCGTCTACTCTTTTCAACCCCAACGCTTCAAGCTCCTCGTCACTCATCAGACAGAACCCCGTCCCGGAAAAGGCATATTCAAGAACCTCATGCGGCTGCTTGCCGATAAAATCGGGAACATTCTGCAAATGAACCGCCTTTGCGTCAGCGTTATAAATATGCTTGGCGGTTATCTTGATAATGCGTGTTCCGTCTGCGCTCCTTTCGGTTTTTGCAATTCTGAAAAACTGTCCCTCGCATTCAATAAGCCTGTTCACCTTGATTTCGTTGCTTTTTTTATCCTTTGGATATTCAAATGTCAAATCATACTCGCCGTTAATTTCTCGGCTTACGGTAACGTTTTTAGCCTTTTCCAGATACGCTACACACATATTTCTGTTGTTGTATTCATACAGCTTAATCATTTTATTAAATCACTCTCCCACAATGTGTGCGGCGCATTTTTTCATTAACTGCGCCGCTTATTTCGTGTCAGTTCCATTCTATATTTGAAAAATCAAAATCAAATATTGTTTTGGGTGTGTATTCCACGCTCAGCACACAGGCGGCGTCGGTATAAATATCAATCTCGCTCACTCCTCCGGGAATTTCAAAAAAATCTCCCTTAAAATTGTTGATAAGGTTTTCTCCTGCGTCATTCGTAACAACACAGCTGTCATTGTCAAGAATAATGTCGGTTGTAAGATTTTCAAGATATATCTTTTTCCCGAACGCTGTAATTGTAATATTGCCCGGAGCGGCGGAAAATCGCAGTATAGGCTTTGTATAGAAATCTCCTATATTAATAAGCCTTACAATATTGTTTCCGCTCACAAGCTCAAATTTGAATACATCGGTCATATCCAGAGGTATATCGCTGTCAAGCGTTATGCCGTCCTGTAATATTAAATCATCTCCGGCATTAAAGGACGCTCGTCCTATTCCTACGCTGAACATAACCTTAAGGCTTGCGGTCTTACCTCTGTGTTCCGGTGTGAAGGAAACGCTTGAGGCCGTTCTTGCGTCCCACACCGTTCCCGAATCATCGTCAAATATAAGCTCACCGCTTCCCGAAAGCCATACCGCAATTCTCGCCGCCATTCTTTTTAATTCCTCTAATCCCTCTGCCGCAATTTGCAAATCAAGCTCAAACACACGCTTTTTATACATTGCCCTTCCGTATTCGTTCATATCGGTAAAGTCATACTCTCCGTCAGTACCCGGTATATCAAACGTATATGTTTTTTGCTCCGGCAATATCGGTCTGTTTCGGCTTTTCATCACAACGCCGAAGTCTGAGGAATGCTTTCCCTTAAAGCTGAACCCGTTCCGCATTGTTTTTACCTCCTTTTAATTAAATCCGTTTGCTGTCACTCTTGTCAGATGATTTATAATAGAGCTGAAATCGTTGTCGCTTGTAAGGTTAATGTTGGTGTCTCCGTAGCTTGTGCCTATGCTTAGGTTTTCAACCGCCTTTAATATCTTATCAACAGTGGCGGCAACATTCTCTTGTGCGAAAGAAATATTTTGAGAGATTGCGGAAATATCAAGCCCTGTTTGCATACTTGATTTTAGTATAAAATTTTTCTGACTTTCCAGCTTTTCATAGTCCGCCTTCAATTCCTCAACAACTCTTGTTTGTTTTTCTGTCAGCTTCATTATTTCAAGCTCATGATTAAGGTCTTTAATTTTCCCGATAGCCTCCTCATAAACCTCCTTGCCTCGCTCGGTAACGGCACCCGAATAAATAAGGCTCTGCTTCTCTGCTTTTGCCAAGTCCTCCAAGGTCTTATTTTTGCTGAAAGCGTCCTCTTTTTTCTCTATCATCTTGTCATAGCTGTCGCTGACGGAGTTTATATAATCGTCATACTCCTTAAGCATATTGTCAAATTCTTCTCCCTGTGCGCTGTACAGCTTGCGACGTTCTTTTTTGATTTCCTCCCAATATTCCTCCCATTCCATTTTGCCGGCATTTTTCAACTCCTCAATTTGAGCTATGCTGCGTTTTAAAAAGCTCGTTTCGCTGTCTCCGAAATCCGCCCAATCATTATAAAAGGAGCGTTCCTCCTCCCAAGCGTCCCTGTCCTTTTTCCACGCCTCAACCTCTGCCTTTTGTCCTTCAACCATTTTGTCAACCTTAAGGTCTGTAAGCTCATTTACAACCTCATAATATTTCACAGTGCCGCTCATTCCGGCTGCAAAAAATTCGTTTGTATAATCAAGCATTCTGTTAATTCCTGCAATGTAGTCCTCAACAGCCATATTATTATACTTCACTTCATGCTCAAGCCAAGCCTTTGAAAGAGCAATCCTGTTGTCAAGCATACCCTCGCCAAGGTCTTGAAGGTAGTCCTTCGCTTCCTTTTCGCTTATGTTGCCCTCCTCAACGTCCTTCATTTCACGCTCCTTCACTCTGTCAAATGCGGCTATAGCGTTGTCGGCAAAGGCGTCCCAATCACCCAGAGCAATCCTTTCATCAATATACTCCTCCGAAAGCTCGTTAAGCTCACTCCTTGCTGCTCTTCTCATACTGTAAATCTGTTCTTCAATGACCTTTATATCCTCGGCATTATCCTTAAACTGTTCCGAAAACTCAACCCATTTTGCAAGCTGCTCCGTTGCGCTGACGGTCCTTGTCTTTACAATATGGTCCCATGCCTCTTTTGCAGCCTTAAACGCCTCAGAAATTCCATCGGCTGCACCCTTTAAATTCGTCTTAAAAGGATTGTTTCCGCCTGTAAGAATTTCCATATCGTTGTCCTTGCCGGCCGCAAACGTAGGTATACCAAGCATACGCATTATATCCTTAGTCTGCGATGCGGTATATATTTTCGCCCCCTTAGACAGGGGAAGAATAACGTCCTTTCCCTCCGGTATAAATGCTCTGCCTCTGTCAATAATAAGCTCCCTCGGGTCAGTTACGCCCTTCTGGTCGTTTACCATGGCAAGACCGCCCTTGAAATATCGTGTTCCCTTTGCGTTTCCTGTCGGTCGTTTGCCTGAATATGAGTAATGAACGGTATAATATACATGCTTACTCTTCAGTTTTGTTGCGTCACTCAAAGCTTCTTTTATTTCAGCTTTTCCCGGATAACTTCCCTCGACTGTTGTTTTCACCGATTTATCACCTTGAATATTTTGTTGGTCTTCTATCGCCTTTTCAATTTTTTCAGCACCGGGATATTCAGCGTTTACAGTAATTTTCCCAGTATTTTTGTTAATTTCCGCAATTTTTTTATTTGCGTCATCTAACAGCTCAATATTACCGTCAGCATTAACCTGCAAAGCAACTGCACCAAGTCCGGACAGTGTTTGCACCAATCCTGTTGCATTGTCGAGTATAGAAATATCGCCGTTTGCGTCTACCGATACCGTTACGCTTTCGTTTGAAATTTCGGAAATTTTTCCTGATAAATCATCAATAATCTCAACATTTCCGGTCTCAACATTTAATCTTATTGATTTATCCTCCATTCCCTCAAAGGACTTCAACAAGTTTGTTGCTTCATTTTGAACTTTTTGTATTTCTGCCTCCGGCTTTCCCTTAAGGTCACCGATATTCTCAATATTGTTGTTCATATACGCGGCTTTTGTGGCTGTATCGGAAGCGGATGCCCCAAAATTTTCAACCGCTCTTTGCATAGCCTCAATTCCCTTTGTCCTGTCACCAAAAGCATACTCTGTCGCTCCGTAGTCGGTATAAGTATCCAATAAATTTTCATAATCCTTACCGGATTTCTTCAGAGCATCTATATCATCGTTCAGAGATTTAATTTTTCCTTCATACCACTTAATATTTTTATCTGCCCCCGCAAGCCAGCTTGATGATGCTTCCATGAAATTTGCGTTCGGTTCTTCCGGATTAAAGTCTGATTCAAAACCGTATTTACTCAGTATATCATTATACTGTTTGCCGTATTCCTTCAACATACTTATATATTTTTCAGGTTCTGCGGAATCCATAAATGTTCCGTTTGCCGAGTTATAGTCCATCAACTTAGTATTGAAGTCATCAATAAGGTCATTTACTTCAAGAGAAGCTTGTGCAGTACGTTCTAAATCGTTTTCAAGCATATTAACCTTGTTGCTTTTTTGGTTTATTTGCTCTATACCCCAATTATATTCGTCTTTTTTACCCGAAAGCTCATAAGCTGTTTTTGTAGCCTCTCGTCTCATTTCGGGCAAGCTGCTTTTCTTCAGATCTTTCACTATTCCTTCAACTTGGTTTGCCGTTTCTTCAAGTCCGTCTGCATTAACTGTAATATTAAGACTGTAATTTTCGTTAAGATAGCTGGCGATTTGCTCAAGCCTTTCCTTAGCCGCCTCAACGTCCTCTTCCGAGGAATCGTCCGAGCTTATAACAACCTTTAATTCCTGTATTTCATTCTGAATTTTAGAAAGCTCTTTTACCTTATCAATATTTGAAGAAAGATTTGCGGTATAATCGCTTAATCCTTTACCCCAATTCATCTGTGCTTCATGATACTTATTGTAAACATACACTCCGCCGGCCACAGCTGCTGTTGTTGCCGCAATTCCAATCCCCACAGGACCTAAAGCCGCAGCGGCAAGTTTTCCGCTCGTAATAATACGTCCTATACCGTCCGACAGCACAGTCGCACCCTTTGAAAATACTCCCAAGCTGATTGCGGCCTTTCCGCCTGTAATAATAAAATCCTTTGTTCCCTCGTCCAAATCTCCGAAACGGTCGGCGAGGTCTGAAACCGTGTCGGCTCCCTTTTTTATTTCCGGCAGAAGCACATCGCCCCACTTCATTCCGGCATTAACAATTGAGTTTGAAGCAATCTTTAATTTGCTTGCCGTTGTACCATATGCTGCCGATGCTTCCTTTGACAGCGCCGTATTTTCGGAATATGCCTCAGAGCTTAGGCTCATACATTTTTCCAAAAGCGTATAGTTATTTGCCAATGCCATTACAGCCGATTGGTCTAAAGTGCCGGTAACTCCGATTTCAGATAGTGCAAGAGTAAGGTTTTCGGCAGCGGAAAGCCCCTTAATAAGACCGTTAAACGCTCCTGACGGGTCTGTGCTCCATTTTTCTTTAAACTCGTTTGCGCTGATGCCTGCATATTTTGCATAGCTCTGAAGCGTCTTGCTGTTATTAGCAACATTGCTTTCAATATCCGTCCATACTCGTCCTATTGCTGACCCGCCTGCCTGTGCCTCAACTCCCATTGAAGAAAGCGCCGCAGAATATCCAAGTATCTGGTTGCTGTTCATACCGACAGTTTTACCGAACTTAGCCATTCTTACCGCCATATACGCAATATCCGCCTCAGTGGTCGAGGTATTGTTTCCCAAAGCAACTATTGACGAGCCTACCCGGTCAACGTTATTTATACTTTCTCCCGAAACATTAATAAATTTCGCAAGTGCCGCCGCCCCGTCCTCTCCTGCAAGGTTTGTCGCTACACCCATTGCGGCAATTGTTTCGGTAAATTTTACAATATCATTTGCCCCAACACCAAGCTGACCGCCTACTGCGGCAAGATTTGCTAATTCCTTTGACCCAAGCGGAATTGTCTTGCTTAACATCTTAATGCCTGCATCAATCTTTTGGAAATCCTTTTCAGTACCGTTAACTGTTTTTCTTACTCCCGTAAATGCAGTTTCGTAGTCCATTGAAGCCTTTGCCACAGCAACTCCGGCAGCCATTGCAGCCGTACCGACCATCTGAACCGGCTTTGTTATCTTATCAAGATTTTTGCTGAATGTTGATACTGCGTTTCCGCCTCTCTCAACCTCATCACTGAACCCCTTAGCACGTTTTGCCGCACTGTCAAATCCGCCCTCTGTTCTGTCCTCGGCTTCAATTACTACCTTTAAGGTTGATACCTCTTCACCCATAAATATACCCCCTTTAGCTGTTTTCTATATAACTGTCCTTAGGATTTGTCGGCATTTCAAGCAGCTTTTCCACAAGCTCCGTTGCCACGTCATTCCCTCCGAGCGCGTGGTACGGCGCATACATATGCTTAACGTTTTCCTTTGCATAAATAGGGCAGTACCCTTTTTCGGAATACTTGTTGTAGCTTTCAATAATTCTGTCCCTCAACAGTGCCTGCATACCCTCACGCACCGCCTCATTTTCCGCTCTGTCGCTCTTAATCATCTTCTTAATACTCTTGTATACAATTCCGACTATTGCGAACAGGGCGGCAAACAGCCACCCCACCCAATTTTCCCTGATATAGTTAATTATCTCTATTATTATCATTTGTTACATTTCCTTTC